CTGACCCCCCTCCTCTCTCAGAACTGATCCACAAGCCTGTGATCGCGCGTGATCGGAGTCGTGATGCAAGGTCGTAAGCCGCGCGCCGCGGCTCTGAAGGTGCTCGAAGGTCAAGCGCCCGGGCGTGACTCGGGCGGTCGGAAGGTCGCCGCTGCGCCGCCGTACAAGCGGCTGCCCCCAGAGCCGCCCGCGATCCTGGCCGGCGAGGCGTTGGCCGAGTGGCATCGGGTGATGCCCGAGTTGGCGCGGCTGGAGATGGCGAAGCCGGTGGACGGTGCGGCGTTGGCGTCGTACTGCCTGACGTGGCAGCGCATCGTCGAGGCGCAGCAGATGATCGACGAGGACGGCATTCTGATGATCGGGCCGCAGGGCCGTAGTCGGCATCCGGCGGTCGCGATTCTGGAGCAGGCGTCGCGCGAGTTGCGCCAGTGGTGTTCGGAGTTCGGGTTTACGCCGGCTGCGGAGTCGAAGGTGGCGCGGGAGTCGGACGTGGCGGCGGGCGAGGGCAATCCGTTCGGGCAGTCGTTGGGCGCGACCGGTTCCTGATGAGTTGGGAACGTGGCCGCGCCGCGGCGGGTCAGCGCGAAACGTCTCGCTGACCTGCAAATCAGCCCGGAGGTCGGCTGGTATTTGGCGGCGCGGGCGATTCCGCTGCCGGACTGTCCGCCCCGGTGGAAGACACCGGAGCCAAGCGGGACTGCGCGGTTCGACCCGGCGCGGGTGGACACGGTGTTGGCCGCGTTCAAGGTGCTGCGGCACACGCAGGGGAAGTGGGCGGGGCGGCCGTTCGTGCCGGACCCGTGGCAGGTCGCGTATGTGATCGCGCCGACGTTCGGGTGGGTGCGGCGCAACGATGACGGCGACTTGGTGCGGGCGATCCGCACCGAGTATGTGGAGCTGCCGCGGAAGAACGGCAAGAGCACCCTGGCCGGCGCGCAGGCGATGTATCTGACGGGCGCGGACGGCGAGTCGGGCGCGCAGGTGTATGCGGTGGCGGCGGCGAAGGACCAGGCCCGCTATTGCTTCGACCCGGTGAAGGCACTGGCCGAGCGGGCGCCCGGGCTGGCGCCGCATGTGAAGGTGTTGCAGAACCGGGTCGTCCACAAGGCGTCGGCGAGTTACTTCGCGGTGGTCGCGTCGGTCGCCGATCTGATGCACGGCGCGAACGTCCACGGCGCGGTCATCGACGAACTGCACGTCCACAAGACCAGGGACCTGGTCGACGCGGTCGAGACAGGGACGGCCGCGCGGACGCAGCCGCTGGTGGTCATCATCACCACGGCTGATGACAGCCGGCAGGGCACGATCTACGCGGAGAAACGCGCGTACGTGGAACAACTCGCGGACGGTGTGATCGAGGACCCGACGTTCTATGGGGTCGTCTGGGGCGCGGACGACGGGGACGATCCGATGGCCGAGGCGACGTGGCGGAAGGCCAACCCGGGGTTCGGGATCAGCCCGACACGGGAGTTCCTGGTCGCGGAGGCGGCGAAGGCCGCGAACGCACCAGCGACCCTCGCCCGGTTCAAGAGGCTGCACCTGGGCATCCGCACGAAGCAAGACACCCGCTATCTGGACCTGGCGGTGTGGGACCGCAACGCCGGCCTGGTCGACGAGGCCAAGCTGGCCGGCCGGCGCTGCGTCGGCGGGCTCGACCTGGCGGCGACGACGGACCTGACCGCGTTGTGCTGGGACTTTCCCGATGACGACGGCGGCCACGACGTCATCTGGCGGCATTGGGCGCCCGCGGGCGCGCTCGCCCAGCTCAACCGGCGCACCGCCGGGCAGGCGGACCTGTGGGTGAAGGCCGGCTGGCTGGCGTTGACGCCGGGTGACGTCGTCGACTACGGCTACATCCGGGCGCAGATCGGCCGGGATATGGAGAAGTTCTCGGTCGGCGAGGTCGGCTATGACCCGTGGAACGCGACGCAGCTGGTGACGGACTTGCAGGGCGACGACGCGCCGATGGTCACGGTGCGGCAGGGCTACGCGACGATGTCGCCGCCGACCAAAGAGCTGCTGCGGCTGCTGTTGGAAGGCTCGGCCGAGGCGCCGCGCTACCGCCACGGCGGCAACCCGATCGTGCGGTGGCAGGTCGACCACTTCGCGGTGGAGATGGACCCGGCCGGGAATGTGAAGCCGAGCAAGGCGAAAGCGAGCGAGAAGATCGACGGTCTGGTCGCCGGGGTCATGGCGTTGGACCGGGCGGTGCGCCACGGCGGGTCGCGGTCTATCTACGAGGACGAGGAGATGGAGGTCGGCTGATGAGTGCTGTACGGCTGCCGCTCCTCGTCAGTTGGTCGGTGCGGGGCGGCGCGGACTTCGCGGTGCGGTATCGCTGGACGGCCGGCGGCACCCCGGTGGACTTGCACGACTGGGCGCCGCGGCTGCAGGCGCGGCATTCGGTCACGGCGCGGGAAGCACTGCTCGACTGGGACGACGACCACATCACGCTCGGCGCGGACGGGCTGATCAGCGTCGACGCACCGGCTGTGGAGACGGCTGCCTACGGCTGGACCGAGGCGATCGCCGACTTGGACCTGACGGGGGACGGTGGGATCGTGCCGTTCATCAGGGCGCACATCACGGTGACGCCGGGGATCATCCGGTGACGGACATCGTCGACGTCATCACCGGCCCGGTCGAGGTCGTGGAGCTGCTTAACGGCGGGATGGTCGGGGCGCGTGGGGCGCCCGGGCCGACGGGGTCCGCGGGTCCGGCCGGCCCTCCTGGGGAGACGGGACCGGCCGGCCCGGCGGGCGACCCGGGGCCGACTGGCGATCCGGGACCCGCGGGCGCAGACGGGGCGGATGGTTCGCCGGGCGCGGATGGGGCGCCGGGCGACGCGGGCGCGCAAGGGCCGAAGGGCGACACGGGCGCGCAGGGTTCGACCGGCTCGACGGGCTCGCAAGGGCCGAAAGGCGACACGGGGTCTGCCGGGTCCACCGGAGCGCAGGGACCCAAAGGCGACAAGGGCGACACCGGGTCTACTGGTGCGACCGGTTCGGCCGGCGCGCAGGGGCCGAAGGGCGACACCGGGGACACCGGTCCGGCCGGCGCTGCCGGCGCTAAGGGCGACAAGGGTGACACCGGTTCGGCCGGGTCGACCGGTGCGACGGGCGCGGCCGGCGCGAAGGGCGACAAGGGCGACAAGGGCGACACCGGGAATGCGGGCGCAGCGGGCGCGACCGGCGCAACCGGGGCGACGGGCGCCGCTGGTTCGGCCGGCGCCGACGGCAAGACGGTGCTCTACGGCAGCGGCGCGCCGACCAGCCAGGGCCATGATGGCGACTTCTACATCGACACGGCCGCGCACACGATCTACGGGCCGAAGGCGACGACCTGGCCGGCCGGGACTTCGCTGGTCGGGCCGCAGGGCTCGGCCGGGACCAACGGCACCAACGGCACAAACGGCACGAACGGCGCGGCCGGGCCGGGTGTGGCCACCGGCGGCACCACCGGTCAGGTACTGGCGAAGACCAGTAACAGCGACTACGCGACCGGGTGGGTCGCTCCGAGCGGCGGCGGGTCGACAAAAGTCACGCAGTCGGCCGTGTCGCTGGGCACTCAGTCGGCCGGGCAGTCGTCGTTCACCTGGTACACGGTGGGCAGCGTCTGCGCCCGCGGGCTGATCGTGCGGTTCACCGTGACTGCGACCGCGTCGACGACCTGGGACCTGGAGGTGCGAGGCGCGGGTAGCGGTAGCGGCACGGAGATGCTGCAGGCCCTCGGGCTCGGCGTGACCACGTACAGCATCACGGTGCCGTGGTTCTACGAGAACGACGCGGCGGGGCAGGACCTGTTCGTCGGGATCAAGAACTATGGGACCAGTTCGGCGACGTTCGCGCTGGCTACTCTTCAACTAGAAAAGTTTGCGTGATGATTAGCTGATGGCTACATACGTTACTGGTACAACCAGCGCGACGACCCCCGCACTGACGATTCGCAGCGCGCTACAGACACCAATGGTGGCGGCTGGCTACTCTCTGATTGAAACCAGGGTTGAAGGCACCTACACTTTCGACGTTTATCAATCCCCATCTGGCAGCAACTCCATAACAGCCAACTGGTATCTGGCGATTGGGCATCTTACGTCAGGTGCCACCACTTTACACGTGCGGATGTTCGAGCTTTATGACGCTAGCACCCATAAGGCACGGAAATACGCACCTGCGGCTACCTCTACCCCGGACACTGACGGTAGCGTCAACGACGGGACTGGGGTGCTACTGGATAGCGCGACGTTGTTCCAGAACGCCAACGGTGGCGGAGCGACGGCGGTGTCGTCCATCACCTACTACTTCAACATCACCCTCGACCGGGTTTGGTTCGCCACTAGCGCGTCCTCTGTCTACCACTTCGGCACTTACGACCGGCTGTTGTCCAGCACCGACGACCCGATGCCGCTGGCAATGTGCCAGATGCTCTATACCAGCTCAGCCCAAACCACGTACGGCGCCGCCACCCGCGAACTCAAACCAGCCGGGGCTGCGACCTACAACTTCTTTGTGCAGACCGGGTATGGGACGGACTTGGCGACTGCGTATAGCAGCAACGCCTATAACCTCCACTACAACGTTTTCGGCCCTGGGTCGAAACTGAATGCTGACAGCATCTACGAATCCGGCGCCTATCCAGTTGGCCGTCCGATCATCCACCCGTCGCGTGGGTTCCAGTACACGAACCGTGGCGTCTGCAAGCCTGGTCTCTACATCGCAGGTGGCGTCGCCGGCGTCGCCGGGGACACGATGACGGTCACGAAGGCTGACGGCACGACGCAGGCGTGTATCTGGGTGAACAGCTACATGTACTTGGCGACGTCGTGACCGCGCAGCAGGGCTACGAACCCACCTGGCTGCCCGCCCAAGCCCTCTACGGCAACGCCGCCCACTACGGCTACGAGGCGAAGAAACTGGACGCGCCCGAACCGGCGCCGAAGACGACGTTCCCGGCGGCGACCGGTGGGACGACCTATCCGGTGGCGAGGTAGATGCTCGCCGCGGTCGTCGTCGTCGCCGTCCTGCTGGCCGTGTGGACGTTGGCGGCGGTCGGCTACGTCGCGTCGCGGACGCGGCTGCCGGTCAAGCGCCACGCGTTCGTGAACCTGCTCGACGGGACGACCATCGAAGGCGTCCTGTGGCGTAACCGCGGCGCGTACCTGCTGCTGCGCGATTCGCGGCTGCACGGCCCGGAAGGCGCACCCGTCCCGGTTGACGGCGAGGTTGTCATCGACCGCGCCCGCATCCAGTTCGTCCAACTCGTCAACGGAGGTGTGTAGTGGCTGTCGTCGCCAGCGGCGGGCAGATCGCCTCCATCCAGCAGCCGTGGTGGCCGCGCGTGTGGACGCCGCGCCCGGTCGGGGTGCCGCTCTACGGCGACCTGATGGTCGAGTTCGGCGCGCTGTACCGCAGCCAGCCGGCGGTGCGCCGGGTCGTGAGCTTCCTCGCCCGCAACATCGCGCAGATCGGCATCCACGTTTACGAGCGGGTCGCGGACGCGGACCGGCGCCGCGCTGATGACCACCCGTTGAGCCGCATCCTCGGCCGGCCGAACCCGTACACGACCCGCTACCGGCTGATGGACTCGCTCATTCACGACCTCGCGGTCTACGACAACGCGTACTGGGTGAAGACGGCGGACCCGGACCCGGGCCTGCTACAGATCATCCGCATCCCGCCGCAGCAGATGCTGCCGGCCGACGGGACGTGGCTGCAGGCTGAGAGCTACGTCTTGACCGGGAACTTCGGCCGGATGGAACTCGACGCTAGCCAGGTCGTGCATTTCCGCGGCTACAACCCGCACGACCCGCGGCAAGGCTGCTCGCCGCTGGAGACGCTGCGCCGTGTCCTCGCCGAAGAGGAGGCGATGGGCAGCCACCGCGAAGGGCTGTGGCGTAACGGCGCCCGGTTCGAAGGGGTGCTGACTCGGCCGGTCGACGCGCCGCGGATGTCGCCCGAGGCGAAGGACCGCTTCTGGGCGCGGTGGAACGCCAGCCACGCCGGCAGCGCCGGGTCCGGCTCGACTGCGCTGCTCGAAGAGGGCATGGCCTACCAGCAGACGTCGTTCAGCGCGAAGGACGCGCAGTACCTCGAAAGCCGCAAGCTCAACACCGAGGAAGTCGCGGCGGCGTACCACGTCCCGTTGCCAATGGTGGGGATATTGGATCACGCAACCTTCAGCAACGTGACCGAGCAGCACAAGAACCTCTATCAGGACTGCCTGGGCCCGTGGCTCGTCCAGATCGAGCAGGAGATCATGCTCCAGCTCCTGCCCGAGCTGACCCCGAACAAGGGCATCTACTGCGAGTTCAACCTCGACGAGAAGCTCCGCGGGAACTTCCAAGACCAGGCGCGCTACCTGCAGGTGTCCGTCGGCGCCCCGTACGTGACCCGCAACGAGGCCAGAGCGTGGGCGAACCTGCCGCCGGTCGACGGCGGCGACGTCCTCGCCACCCCGCTGAATCTGAGCATGGCGCCCGAGACGCCGAACGGCCCCGAACCTGCGGTCACCGACGACCCGGCGGCCGACACCACCGACACGACCGGCACAACCGATGACCTGCAACTCAACGCCCTACTGGACGGGGCCCGCCTCGCGAAAGGACTCCCGGCATGACCAGGCACAAGGCGTTCACGCTCGCGTCGTTCAAGGCTGCCGGCGACGGCCAGGCGGAGGGCACGTTCGAGGCGCTGGTCAGCGTCTTCGGCAACGTGGACGGCGTCGGCGACATGGTGCTGCCGGGCGCGTTCAGCGCCAGCCTGAAGTCGTGGCAGGAAAGCGGCGACCCGATCCCCGTCGTGTGGAACCACCAGTGGGAGGACCCGGCCGCGCATATCGGGGTAGTTAACCCGGGGGACGCGCGGGAGACCGCTGACGGGCTTGTCGTCAAGGGCCGGCTCGACGTCGAGAAGCCATTCGCGGGCCAGGTCTATGACCTGATGAAGTCCCGGCGCGTCCGCGAGATGTCCTTCGCCTACGACGTCGTGTCGGAATCGAAGTCCAAGAGCGGCGCGAACGAGTTGGCGGCGCTGAACCTGATCGAGGTGGGTCCGACGATGAAGGGTGTCAACCCGGCGACGCAGTTGCTCGACGTGAAGTCCCGGCCGGCGCCGAAAGCGTGGGTGACGTTGGACGGCAGCCATGAGGACCTGGCCGAGCAGCTCGACGAGGCCGTCGAGGACTGGGCCGAGGAGTTGGGCGGCTGGGGCTACGTCGAGGCAGTCTTCGACGGCTACTTGATCGCCGGGGTCGATTCGATGATGGAAGACGAAACGACCTTCTACCAGATGACCTACACGGTGGCGGCGGACGAGTCGGTGACCCTCGGCCCGCCCGAACAGGTGGAGTTGACCGCGGTCGTCGAGTCGGTGGTGAAGGCGCGGCGCGGCGCGCGGCAGCAGAAGTCGCGGCGCAAGGCCGGCCGGGTCCTGTCCGCGGCGAACGAGGCGGACCTGCGGTCGGCCGTCAAGCTCATCAATGGGTGCCTGGCGCAGGTGACCGGCAGCGGCGGTGGCGGCGACTCGACCGACTCGGGTGACGCGAAGCCGGCCGAGGACACGGGCAAGGCGATGAACCCGACGACCGTACGGCTGATGACTGCGCTCGAACTGGTCGCCGTCTGACATAAGCCGAGGCCGGGTCCCCCCGGGGGAGAAAGAACCCGGCCCCGATCGCCACCACGCGCCCATTGTGGCACGCCCCCCTGAAGTTCCCGCGCAGTCCGCGCGGTGTTCCAGCCCCCTCCGTGGGGCGATCACGCCCTCTAGAAGGAGGCACAGCATGTCCAAGCGTTCCGAGCGGTTTGCCGAGGAACTGCGCCGCGCGATCCAGCCGGCGCAGGACCTCGCGAAGGCGGTGGAGGCCGAAGGCCGCGAGTTCACCGGCGAGGAGAAGGCCAGCATCGAGGCGTCGGTGAAGTCTGCCGGCGACCTGCGCAAGGCTCGTGATGAGGCGCTCGCCGACGAACGTCGGATGCTCGAAATCACCCGTTTCGCTGCCGAAATCGGCACGATCCCGCTCGGCGACGGCAAGGCGGCCGACCGGAAGGGGACCATCGGGCAGCAGTTCACCGGCTCGCCCGAGTTCAAGGCGATGCTCGCCCAGTTCCACGGCGGGCACATCGGCGAGAAGGCCCGGGTGTCCTCGGCGCCGGTCCAGTTCAAGTCCCTCATCACCGGCTCTGACGTGACGTCGGCCGGCGGACTGGTCTACCCGGAGTGGCTCGGGCTGCGTGACACCGGCCCGTTCCAGCGGCCACTGCGTATCCGTGACGCCGTGACGATCGGGCAGACCGGCAGCGACACCGTCGAATACGTGCGGGTGTCCGGCTACACGAACGCGTCCGCGCCCGTGCCGGAGGCGACGACCACGGCCGCGATCAGCGGCGAGGTCACGGCCGCGCTCGGCGGCGTCAAGCCTGAGTCGGCGCTCGTCCTGGAGCGGGTCACGACGAACGTGAAGACGATCGCGTCGTGGTTCCCCGCCACCAAGCGGGCCCTGTCCGACGCCAGCCAGATCAGCACGATCATTGACAACTTCAGCCGGTACGGGCTGCAGGAAGACCTAGAGAACGAGGTCATCCGCGGGGACGGGTCCGACGAACACTTCACGGGGCTGCGGCACACCAGCGGCGTGCAGGTCCACGCCTACGACACCGACCCGCTGACCACCGCCCGCACCGCGATCACGAAGGTGCTCTACATCGGCCGGGCGACCCCGACCGGGTTCCTGATGCACCCGGTGGACTGGCAGACGTTCGACCTGCTGAAGGCCGCGACGGGCCAGTTCTACTTCGGCGGGCCGTTGGCGTTGGGCACGCCGACGCTGTGGGGGCTGCCGGTCATCCAGACCGAAGCCGTCCAGCAGGGGACCTGCTATGTGGGCGACCTGCGGCAGATGGTGATCTGGGACCGCGAGCAGGCCGCGATCACCGCGACCGACTCGCACAACGATTTCTTCATCCGCAACCTGGTGGCGATCCTCGCGGAGCTGCGGGCGGCGTTCGGAATCATCCGGCCGTCGGCCATCGTGAAGGTCGCGCTGATGGCACCGCCGGCCTCGGGCGGCTGATGCCCACCTGTCGCATCTGCGGGGCCACGCGCGGTGAGTGCGTGGCTCCGCACTCGACACCTGTCCACGAGGTCGAAATCAGGGAAGGGGTAGGCGTGGCCGGCGAACTGCAAGACGTCGAGGTCGAGGTGCGGCCGGGGATCGTCGCCTCGTTCCAGATGGACGCACGGGACCGGGCCCGGTACGCCCGGCCCGAACCCGACCCGGAAACTGAGAAGCCGGCGCGTAAGGCGCGGCCGGTCGCGGCAAACAAGTCCGCCGGGACGACCTCGACGAAGTGAGAGTCCTGGGGCTGGCCGGCGACGACTCGGGCTCAGGCTTCTACCGCGTCCAGCTTCCGTTGGCGATGCTGGCCGACCACGGTCATCAGGTCCGCGGGTTGACCCAGACCCCGGGTCCGATCCCGTGGGCGCGACTACGAGTCGGCCCTGGGCCCGAAGCGTCCCCCCTCGGGTCCGGGGTCGTCGCCGTCGAAGTCGAAATCCGGCCGGGTGAGGTCGCCACCTTCCAGTTGGACGCGAAGGCGCGGGCGAAACTGCCGCCGGTGCCGAACGATCCGGTCGACCTTGTCGTCGGGCAGCGGATCGTGCGGCCCGACCTGATCGCCACCTGGCGGCGGCTGGGTGCGGTGACCCGCCGGGTGCTCGACCTTGACGACGACCTGTTCCACATCCCGCCGGACAACCGGCGGGCCTACGGCATCTATTCGGTGCCACAGGTTCAGACGACGCTGCGTGAGGCCGTGGCTCTGTCCGACCTGGTGACCGTGTCGACGGAGCCGCTGGCGCGGGCGGTCCTCGACGAGTGCCAGATCGACCCGGCGCGGGTGGCGGTGCTGCCGAACCGCGTGCCGGCGAGCCTGCTCGCCGTCGACCGGACGCGCCGCGACCGGGTGACGGTGGGCTGGGCGGGCAGCCCCAGCCACGAACCGGACATGGCGCTAGTCGCGGTACCCCTGCGGAAGTTCTTGGACGGTCACCGCGACGTCGACCTGCACCTGATCGGGCACGACTGGCGTTCGGCGATGGGCTTGCGCCGCAGCAACGTCCGGGTCACCGAGTGGGCCCAGTCCCTGCCCGCCTACTGGCGGTCGGTCGACTTCGACATCGGGCTGGCCCCGCTCGCGCACAGCATCTTCGCGATGAGCAAGAGCGCGATCAAGGTGCTGGAGTACGGGGCGCTGGGCATTCCGTCCGTCGCCTCCGACGAGGCGCCCTACCGCGACGCGATCGTCGACGGGGTGACCGGCTTCCTGGTCCGCCGGCCCGGCGACTGGGAACGGCGGCTGCGCGACCTGGTCTGTGATCCCGACCTGCGTGAAGGCATGGGCCGCGCCGCGAAGTCCCACGTCGAGCGGCACCACAACATCGCGGACGGCTGGCGCGACTGGGAACGCGCCTACCAGTCGATTGCCGGCCCTCAGAAGGCCGCTGCCGGACGAACGGGGCCCGCAGTGACTACCAGACACGTCCTACAGAAGGTGGGGTGACATGGCCGACGAGCGGGTCGTCCGCGGCGCGGTCGCCACCCTCACAGTCGAACTGGCCGACGGCAACGGCGACCCGGTCACCGTCGACGGCGTCACGGTCGAGGTCGTCCGCGACGCCGACGCGACAGTGTTCGTCGCATCCACGGCCGCAACCGACCTGCACGGCGGCGTGTGGGGTGTCGACCTGCCCGCGCAGACCGTGCTCGGCGCGCTCACCGCGACGTGGACCGTCGGCGACTCGACGATGACCACCACCGCCGAGATCGTCGGCGCGCGTCTCTTCACCCCAGCCGAACTGCGCCGGTCCGACCCGAGCCTCGCCGACGCGACGAAGGTCACCGCCGCCGACATCGCCGACGTCACCGCCGAAGTCGAAGACGAGTTCGCCCGCATCTGCGGGGTGTCGTTCATCCCGCGCGGCGCGGTCGAGGTCCTGTCCCCGCGGCCGTGGTGGTACGAGACGCCGTTCCGGCATCTGCTCGTCCACCCGAAGGTCAACGTGGACACGGTCGCCGCCGTCGTCGACAACACCGACATCCCCGTCGAGGTCACCCCGGCCGGCGAGGTGACCGTGCCGTGGCCGTGGCAGCAGCGCCGGCACCCCGTCCACGTCGCTTACGAACACGGTTGGCCGACGGTGCCCGCCGACGTCCGCCGGGCCGCGCTCTTGCGGGCGCGGCACCGCGTCAACTCGGTTCGCTCGGGCGTGCCCGACCGGGCGACGTCGTTCGCGAGCAGCGACGGCGGGACGTTCACGTTGACGACGGCCGGCCGCGGCGGCAGCGAAACCGGCATCCCCGACGTCGACGCTGTCCTGCGCCGCTACGACATGCGAACCGCGTCCTAGTGGCGACCTACCCGTCGTCCGCGCCTGCGGTCAAGGCGATCATCGTCGAGCAGATCGCCGCCGCACTGCCGAGCGTGCAGGTGACCTACAACTTCCCGAGCACCGCCCCCGAACGCGAGTGGGTGATGCTCGGCGACGTCACCTGGACGAAAGACGACTGGGGGCCGTTCGGCCAGCGTGCCCGCGACGAGGAATACCACATCGTCCTGTTCGTCAACGTCCTACGCCCGGGCGACAGCGCCCAGGAGTCGGCCGAGCGCGCCTTCGAACTGCTCGCCGTGGTTGAGGACCTGCTACGGGCGCGGCCGTTCCCGATTTCGGCGCGGTCCATCACCGTCGCCGTGGAGAAACAGTCGATCGACGGCTTCGTCGTCGACGAAGGGTTCGAGTCACAGATCAAAGCCGTGGTCGCCGTGACGGCCAGGATCTAGGGAGGGCACATGGCCGGCTTCGACGCCACCTGCGGGATCAAGAAGGAGTCCG